AGGTCGAAGCGGTCGAGCGCGAGGACTACCTGTGCAAGGACACCCAGGCCACTGGGGATGACGGCAAGGTCTACATGCTCGTCCGCACTACCCGTGACGACGGCACCGACCTGAATGTCAACGCGCCCGTCGCTCGAATGAGGCTGACCTGATGAGTGAGCCGAGGCCCGGAGAGTTTGCTCCCGAAAACACGCCGTACATCGAAGACGTGCCGGGTGCCGGAGATGACGACGACCCCAACCGCTGGGGGACTGTCCCTCACACGCAGCCGTGGCGAAGTCCTTATGAGGAGCGTGAAAGCTGATGGGCCGGGCATCGCGCAAGAAGCGCGAGCAGCGTGAGTCTGAGACCGAAGAGAAGCCGGTCGAGTGGACTGACTTGGTAGTTCAAGCAGGTGTCGCCATGGCGACCGGTAAGGGGCACGATCAGTAATGTCAGATTTCAGCATCAGCAGCTCAGTTCCCGGCTTCCCCGCGCCCGCCCGCAAGGACATCCTGTTCGAGGGCCTAGTCACTCTGGATTCTTCGGGCAACTTCAAGACTCCGTGGTTCGACACGACCGGAGTTACCAGGGTCACAGCGCTGGCAAACTACGGCCCGCTCAGCTCGCCGCTCACGTCGATCTACATTCACGAAGCCTGGACCAACGACGGGGTTAACCCGATCGATGGCCGCAGCGTGGCTCTCGGTACGTTCGGGGCTGTGGGCGGCTACGGCGAAATGACCCTAGTGGCAGCCAGGTTCGTCAACGTAAACGGTGCTGGCGGTTCGGCCAACGCCAACGGGGAGTTCTTCCTCACGATCAGGGGGACCTGATGTCTTGGTCATCTTCGGGTACTTCCAACATTTCGACGGCGGCGATGCTGTCGATCGTCAACGGAAACGCGAACACCTCGGGCGCACAGGTCCCGTTCTACACCGCATCAGGAACCACGTCGTTCCACGGCGACACGGTGAACGTCGCGCTGTACAACGGTAGCCCGACCTCGGCCACGGCCTCGTCCGACACGCTCGCGCACAACGTGTATCTAGCCGCAGGCGGCCAGTGGGTCACGGCCAACGAGATCACTGCTGCTGGCTACACGGCTGGCGGTCTAGCGATCACCGCGCCGTCCGGAGCTAAGACCGAAACGTTCTCCGGTAACGTCGTCACGTTCACCAGCACGGGCGCTCCGGCCTGGACTATCACCTCCGGTGGCATCACCTCGTACGGCGGCCTGGTCTACGACAACACGATCGCGGCAGCCAAGTACGTCTACTGCTGGAACTACTTTGGCGGCGCGGCCTCGTTCGCAGGAGCCGGGACGTTCACGATCAACTGGAATGCGTCCGGAATCTTCGCCATTACGTGCACGTGAGGTGACGCATGTCTGAAAACCTCTACTTCATGGGCAACTTTGCTGCCCCTTCCACGGCTGTTCCCACACCCATTTCTTCGGGTACGGCAGGTTCCGCAAGCGTTATGCTCCAGCTCGCCACTCCGGCTTCTGGCACGCGGCAGTTCAGCATCGTCGAGTACGGCGTGTCCATGACTGGTGCGCCGGCCGGGGCGAACCTCCTGCTACGGCAGACGCCCACCGCCGCCACCCTGGGCACAGCGGGCACCATCCTGCCCTACAGCAACATCAGCGCTCCTGCCTCGCTGGCTCCCAGCGCCGTCGCAACCTCGGCCTGGAACAGCGCTGGCACGACGGTAGCACCCGCTGGCACGTCCGGCATGGTCTACGACTCGCAGCTCCTGACGACCAACACCTACATCAAGCAGTTTCCGCTCGGCCGCGAGCCTGTTGTCGGTCTATCGGGAACGCAGGAGTTCTGCCAGATTGTGCTCAACGTCCCGACCACTGCGGTCACGCTTCTTTGTTATCTCATCTGGCGCGAGTAAGGGGTGACCTATGGCCGTCGCATTCGACGCCGTATCGTCTGCCACCCCCACGTCGGGTACCACGTCACCGCACACCTGGACGCATACCGGAGTCGGTTCTAACCTGGCGGTAGTTGCTGTTGTCTGCCTCGACGAGGCGACATCCAGCACCACCGTAGCCTGCACGTATAACGGCGTGAGTATGACACTGCTCGGCGCTATCCCGTCTGACGGTAATGTGCCAGGCAACGGCTACCTGTACTTCTTCGGCATCGCCAATCAGGCGTCCGGTGCGAAGACCGTCTCGTTTACGTTCTCCGGCACGACTGATGTCTGCGTGGGCGCGTCTGTTAGCTGGACAGGCGCGGGCCAAGCGGTCGCCACGGCGTTCGGGAGCTTCCAGCCAGCCGTCTTGTCGAACGGCACCGGCTGGGGCAGTGCAGCTAACCCTGCGCTCAGCCCGGCGACCAATGTAGGCGGCAACGTGCTCTGCGCTATCGCCTGTGGTGCCAGCACCATCACGAGCCAGAGCGGCGGATCGCAGAAGTTCCTCTCCAACAACGGAAGCGCGGGCCTTTGCGGATCGCTTGTCGGCAGTACCGCAGCCGGAGTTGGCTCGGGCGGCACCATCAACTTCACCTCGTCCATCGCCAGCTCGACCTACGCGATCGGTGCGGTGTATGTTCAGCCTCTCGTCCCGCCATACGGTGTCGGCACTCCTCCGCTGGAGGACACCTCGACCGGGAAGTCCACCACTATCGGGCAGGCAGTAGCCCGCAGCTCGGTGTGGTGATCTAGGTGCCAATTCTCGGCCGCGGCCAACCGATAGCGCCGCACATACTTTACCGTGCCAAGTACGGCTCGCTGCAAGACAACTGGGCCTCCAACGACCTCTCGACGCTGTGGGGCACGTCGATCGGCACGATCGTCTACTCGTCCGGCCAGATCACCATTCAGGTAGACACCAGCTACAGCTCGGCGCTGAACACCCCCAACATCTACGACCTCACCAAGTCGTACTTCTACCTCAAGATCGCGCCGTACCAGAACACCAGCGTGCAGACTAGCGTGTCGTTCGGCACCAGCACCACCGGCTTCTTCTTCGGGCTCAGCGGGACGAACTTCAACGTCACCAAGATCATCGCCGGGGTGCAGACGGCGATCTCCAACACCACCTACGTTCCGTCCACTATGGCCTGGTGGCGAGTTCACGAGGCCGGCGGAACCTTGTTCTTCGACACCGCGCCTGACTCCTCGGGCTCGCCCGGCACGTGGACTAACCAGTTCAACACCCCGGACACTACGTTCACGGGCACTAACTTCAAGGCGCTGCCACTCTCGATCTTCTGTGGTGACTTCGGCTCCGACCCGACCGGCACCACGACGATCTTCGCGATCAACACCTCTCAGGGGCCGGTCACCCTTACCGCGAATGCCGGGCTCGCCTCGGCCACCGGAGTTGCGTTCAACCCTGCCGTAGCGCTGACTATACCTGCGGGTGTCGCCTTGGCTACCGGTGTCGGTCTCGGCCCGACCCTCACCATCAAGCCTGTACCGGCCGCAGCGCTGAGCACGGGCGCAGCCCTGAACCCAGCCACCAACATCACCTTCCCTGCCGGACTGGCATCGGGCACGGGCGCAGCCAACGCGCCTCCACCGGGTGTCGGACCCACGCCGACCGCTGCCACTGCAACGGGTGCCGCGTTCAACGCCACGGGTGGATCCACAGGAGTTACCGCTAGCGCTGGTCTGGCCTCGGCCACCGCTGCTGCGTTCAACGTGCTGCCCGGAGTCGGCCCCAAGCCGCCGCAGGCCGCCGCTACCGGCGTTGCGAACAACGCCACAGTCAACCTCGTCGTCGTTGCCGGAGTCGCCCAGGCTACCGGCGCTGCGTCCAACCCTGCCGTCGTCCTGGGAGTTCCTGCTGGCGTCGCGCTGGCCACGGGCGCTGCGAACAACGCCACGGTCAACCTCACGGTCACGGCCGGAGTAGCGCAGGCTACTGGTGCCGCAAGCAACCCGAGCACGAACCTCACCTTCCCCGCTGGAGTAGCGCAGGCTACCGGTGCGGCCAACAATGTCACTCCGGGTGTCGGTCCCAAGCCGACTGCCGCGCTCGCCACGGGTGCCGCGTTCAACCCGAGCACCAACATCACCTTCCCCGCAGGCGTGGCGCAGGCTACCGGTGCGGCCTCGAACCCCACCCCCGGCGTCGGCCCGACCCCCACGGTTGCTACGGCCACGGGCACGGCGTTCAACGCCTCGGCCAGCACCTCAAGCGGTGGCACCGGCAACGCCGGGCTCGCCTCGGCCACGGGCGCTGCGTTCAACCCGACGCCGGGTGTCGGTCCTACCCCGACTGCGGCCACCGCCTCCGGTGCTGCGTTCAACGCCACACAGACGCTCGGTGTAACACCCGCTGTAGCACAGGCTACGGGTGCTGCGTTCAATCCCAAGACCAACCTCGTCGTCACCGCAGGCGTGGCCCAGGCCACCGGAGCGGCCTCGAACGCCGGCACCGGCATCACCGGCAAGCCCACGGCGGCCACGGCCACTGGTACCGCTTTTGGTACCACTATGGGCGTCGGACCCAAGCCGACTGCCGCGCTCGCCACAGGAACTTCCCAGACGCCCTCGATAGCTACAGTCGTGGGTGCAGGTGTAGCTTCTGCTGTAGGTTCTGCCTACAACCCCACGTTCGTCCTCCCGCCGCGGAGTCCCCTGGCCCTGGGCGGCAGCGCGGTGGGGCAGTTCCCGTACGGCGGCACCATCACGCCGGTCACCTACGACGGCACGGCAGCCACGGTTGCCAGCACCTACGGCGGCGGCATCACGCCCCTGACCTACGACGCCGTGTGCACTCCGGTGACGATCGACGGCACCGCCGCCACGGTGGCCAGCACCTACGGCGGCACGCTCACGCTGCTGAACTACGGCGGCGGCGCTGTGCCTGTGACCTACAACGGCACCATCACGCCGGTCACCATCGACGGCTCGGCCGTAACGGTGGCCAACACCTACGGCGGCACCCTCACGCTGCTGAACTACGGCGGCGGGGTCACTCCGGCGACCATCGACGGTTCGATCACGCTTCCGAACCTCGGTGGATCGTGCTCCTCGCAGGCGAACACCTACGGAGGTACTGTAGGAGTAGCCACGATTGACGGATCTTTGACGGGATGGACAATGCAGCAAATTGCCCTGACCCTCGCCGAAAACAACGACGAGACGGTCAACGTCGCCATCACGTCTAGCGGCTCCCCGCTGAACCTGACCGGCGCGACGATCAACATGTACCTCAAGACCGCTGCCGGAACCCCGGACGGGGGAGCCACGCTGCTCTCGTCTGCTGGCGGCAGCCCAGCGATCACGATCACCAGCCCCTCGGGCGGGCTGTGCACCGTGGCGATCCCGCGCGCTGACCTGACGGCCGAGACGAACACCTTCTACCGCATCGACGTGGTGTTCTCGGGTCTACAGAACACTGCCATCTACGGCTCGATCACCTGGATCACGCTATGAGCGCCACCGTCTACTACGACAACGCCGTGGACGCGGCTGCGGTCATCCCCGTGCAGTTCATCAACTACCTCACGGGCGTCGCGGCCGACCCGACTGCGATCTCCTGCGTGGTCACCGACCCGCTGGGCAACGTCACCACGTACACCTACGCGGCGGGCTCCGGCCTCAACGTCGTCACCCGCACGGGCACCGGCAACTACAGCCTGACGCTCGACGGCCTCACCTCGGCCGGGCTGTGGACGTTCGTGTGGATCGGCTCGGGCAACAGCGTCCAGCAGACCACGCCCGGCACCTTCCGCATCGTCGCGCTGACCCAGGTCGGCCTCGGCATGCAGTACTGGTACGTGGGCAAGGAAGAACTCAAGTCGCGCCTGTCGATCCCGAACTCCGACACCGCGAACGACTTCGAGATCCAGCTCGCCATCCAGTGCGTCACCAACTGGATCAACGAGTACTGCGGCGAGCACTTCTACCAGATCGCCGAGACGCGCACGTTCATGAACGACAACATCTACACGCTGCCGATCGACGCCCTGGTGAGCACGCCCAGCATCGTTTCGAACACAGTGGTAAAGATCGACTACCAGGGCACGGGAGTCTTCTCGACCAACTGGGGCGCTCCCTCGTTCGCCGGCTCTCCTGGCGCGAACCCGACCTACACCCTCAAGCTGGGCACCGAGTCGCGGCGCGACAACTGGAATGTCAACGCGGCGGGAGTTCCCCGTCCGTACCGGCAGCTCCAGGTGCTCACCGGCCTCAACAACGCCGCCGGAGGCCCTGGTCAGTGGCTGCCGTTCATCTGGCCGTTCACGTTCGAGGACCGGATCCAGATTCAGGGTACGTGGGGCTGGAATTTCGTCCCGCCGAATGTCCAGAACGCGGCCATGATGCTCGCGGTGGACATGTTCAAGAGCAAGGACGCGCCGTGGGGCGTGGCGGGCATCGGAGACCTCGGCATCGTCAAGGTCCAATCTAACCCGTGGGTGGTGGAACTTCTTCGGCCGTACATCAACACCCGTCGAAAGGTAGGCGTTTGATGCAGGACGAGTGGAGTTGGGAAGTCTTCGCCGGTTACTGGCTGGGCGCTAGCAATCGCTCGAATAAGGATGAGAACGACCGACTCAAGTTCAAACTAGATACGCATCGAGACGAGTGGATCTATGTCGGGGCTCATCTAGCAGACATTCGACAGTGCGCAGACGGTAGGTACCAGGGGAGGCCGCATGCCTAGTCCTAATGGCAACTCGGAAGTCGAGCGCCGCACGCTGGAGGCTCAGCGCAAGGCAATTCTGACCGAGACAAAGGGTCACCGCGGAACGTTCAATCCGTGGACGAACTGCAAGACGATCTACAAGGGCCTCAACCAGCCCAAGCCGCACCCGCAGACCGGGGACATGATCAACCTCGGCGAGCGCGTCACCTGGCGCATCATGGGCATCTACCGCAAGTGGATCGTCTTCATCGCGCTCCAGGTGCTCACCATTGTCTGGTGGACTAACCCGCACCTGTTCCCCGGTGGCCTCGTCGGCTGGAATCTGCTGTGGTCCGACCTTGCGGTCATGGTGGAGATGATCGTCGGCATCGCTTTCATGGCCCAGTCCATGCGAGACGCCAAGGTCATTCGCGCCGAGATGAAGGAACTCCAGGCAGCGCATTCCGAGACGCACGAGATGCTCCAGAACAGGGCTGAGGACTTCCAGATGCTGCGCGAGATCCACGCTGCCCTGACCCCCGGTGGCGACACCCAGCTTGTGGTCGAGCACGAGGACGGCCAGTCGGTGCTCAAGATGCAGGCCGACGACTCCTGATGCACTGGCACGCCATCTACTTCTGGCTGGAAGACCAGGGCGCGCTCTGGAAAGCCGTCGTCGGCTGGTGCGTGCTCGGCATACTCGGCTGGCTGGTCGGTGTGCTACCGTGGCGACGCAGCCGAGAGACACAGCGGAAGATCGCGGATAGGCTGAACACAGAGACGCCTGGCGGCCTCACGGACCTCGTGACGGCAGTGAACAAGCTCGTCGAGAGGGACGGTCATGAGGGTGATAGTCGAGATCCTGGGACGGGTAGTGGGCTTCGAGGCGAGTCTCCTGCACGTGAAGATGGTGAGCAGTGACGACCAGCGTGAAGAGGTCGAGCAGCTAGGCCACGACCCGCACAGCACCGTCTGCTCCCAGGTCGAGCGCCGCAGCGACATGGAAGACATGTTCGGCAAGCAGAAGTTCGGCTTCGCCCACGTAACGGACACGCCCGATGGCAGCCAAGGCTAAGGCCCCGGTCAAGGCGAAGGTAGCTCCCAAGGCCAAGGTCGCGACCAAGGTCAAGGCGAAGCCCAAGGGGCTCGTGCTCACCTCGGCGCAGTGGAAAGCGTACAACAAGGCGTACAACGCCACAGCTCGCGCCGCAGCCCTCGCCGCTGCCGCCCAGCGGTTCCGAAAGGGACGGCTACAGTCGGCGTACAGCACGATAAAGAAGGCGAACATAGCCACTAGCCACGCCCGGACTGCGGCCATCGCCGCGTACGCCGCCAAGCAGAGCTTCCGGCAGTCCCAGCTCGGCCACCAGAACACCGCGCTCCGGACGCGGATCGAGCAGGACATGTTCAACCACGCCACGATCGCCGGCCGGAAGCAGTACATCCAGGGCGGCGTCAAGGGCTACGCGCACCGTGCCGTCATGCGCACCATGGACACAGCTCAGGCCACCTCCTACGAGCAGGCGATATTCGCGGCTGCGGCCCGGGCCGCCAAGGCGGGCAAGTCCACCGGCAAGAAGCGCGGCAGGCCATCCAAGGGCGGGGCTGGGGCCGCGATCAACGCTCAGGCGGCGGCAGCCGGGCTCAGGGCGGCCAAGGCGGTCAAGGGCACGTCCAAGGTAGCCAAGGCCAAGGCGAAAAAGGCGGCAGCGGCCAAGCCAGCGGTCAAGGCGTCGGGCGGTAAGTCCACCAAGGCACCCGCAGCCAAGCCCAAGGCCCGCACCGCGCCCTACCTCGGCGTCATGCGGACGGTGACGTTCGACGGCAACGGCTACTGGCACCACGGCAACAACGAGTGGTCCGGCACCTGCATCATGACCGCCGTGGCCAACGCCCTGCACCACCAGACCAAGTGGCGGCTGCCCGACGAGGACATCGCCTACTGGACCGGGCGGGCCGGCAGGCGGCCGACCATCGGCGGAGTTCTCTTCATGCTGTACGCCCTCCAGCCGTGGCCCGAGGTGGAGATCGACGTGCCGATCGCCGGAGCTGTGGCCGGCCCGCGCATCCTCGGCTTCGAGAACCAGTTCGGCGACCACGCGGCGTACGCCCTCGGGGACGGCACGATGGTCAGCTACGGCGAGCTGGTCGATCAGGCCGAGAACGTCGAGGAAGCGTGGTCGATCCGGTTCACTGAAGTAGCTGGCGTGCCCACGACCGTAGAAGCTCCCGAAGAGTGAACTGCACTGGCTCGTTACGCTTCGGCGGTGGGGCTTGCAGCGTCTTGTTGATCTCCTCCAGGGCGTCCGCGATGCGGGCGAGGGTAAGGTACCTGTCCTGCTCGGCCGCCCTGTTCTTCACGAGCCGTAGCTGAACTTCGGGGGGTAGCTTGTCCGCACTGTGCTTTTCTGCGCTCATGCCCGGCAGCTTACTGATATCGTTGTCACGTGGCTAGTCTTGGTGCAGTGCGCGACGCCCTGGCAGCGTCTATTACCGCTAACGCGGTCCCCCAGCTCAACTGCGTCGCGCAGCCGCTCGACCAGATAACGCCGCCGTGCGCTCTCATCCTGCCGTCACGGTCCAACGTGGCCAAGTTCGGCATCTGCCTGGGTGAGGGCCTGGTCACTGACCAGGGAGTACCGTTCTCCCCGGCTGAGTTCAACCTGGACATCCTGATCATCGTGGCGCACGCCTCCACCACCGACCGCGTGCAGCAGATGCTCGACCAGTGGCTGGGGTTCGAGAACACTATGGACCCCGACACCGGCAACCAGACGGTCTCCGTGGCGTTCGCCATCGCGCAGGACCCCACCCTCGGCGGCTCTGTGGACTACGCCGAGTGCAACAACGTCATCAGTTACGGTCCGGTAGATTACAACGGCACGCCCTATTTCGGGGCACGGATCTCAGTGACGGTGAGCACGCAGTGATGGACTACCCAGCACACGCCAAGGTCATCCTGACCGGCCCGGAAAGGGTGCGCACGACCTGCCTCGGCCTGGAGATCAAGACGCCGGGTGAGGAAGTGGAACTCGAACTCGTCGATTTCAACATCGACTACCGCGTCCCCCGCGTGGATGTCTCGTCCATCGGCGACGCCAATCTCGCCTGGGTTTCGAGCTACCCGGAGATCACCATCCGGGGCACCGGCTACCCCAAGATCAACAGGGATGGCACCTGGCGATGAGCCGCATCCACAACAAGAACGCGAAGATCCTCTTCTACGGCCCGGAGAGGGAAACATGCCTCGGGCTCATAATCCCCGGCGAGAAGACTGAGATCGAAGTCTCGGGCCTGAACATGGACTTCTCCGACATCAAGTACTCATCAGGCATGCTCGCGGGACTCAAGGACGCGTCCGGTGAGTTCACCGGCTATTTCGATAAGGGTGATTTCGATGGCGAGGATTCTCCTAGTCCATCCGGGGCCTGACTTCTCCGTCGCCGACGTGCACAACGGCTGGTACAAGGCGTTCAAGAAGCTCGGCCACCAGGTGATGGTGTACAACACCAACGAGCGGCTCACGTTCTATGGCAACGCGCTGATGCCGACGAACGATCCCAAGCCCTGCTCGCACGGCCGGATCGAGACCAAGCAGGCAATGCCCGACCCGCTGCACGTCACCCAGCACGCCACGGCCGGCCTGATGGAGACCTGCTACCTGTTCTGGCCCGATGTCATCTTCTTCATCAGCGGGTTCTTCCAGAATGCGGCGACGCTCCAGGTGCTGCGAGAGCGCAACCACAAGATCGTTATGCTGCACACCGAGAGCCCGTACCAGGATGACGAGCAGATGGTCCGCGGGCAGTTCGCCGACCTCAACCTGCTCAACGACCCGGCGAATATACAGGCGTGGCGCGACCTGGACATCCCGGTGAAGTACGCGCCGCATTCTTACGACCCGGACGTCCACTATCCGGATGCGCTCGGCCTCAAGAAGGAATCCGACTTCACGTTCATCGGCACGGCATTCAACTCGCGGCAGAAGTTCTTCCACGAAATGGACTTCACCGGCCTGGAGGTGTCCTTCGGCGGCAACGGCTGGGACCACGTGCTGCCCGAGTACGCCGACATCCTCAAGTTCCTCCGGCACGAGCCCGACACCTGCGTGGACAACTCCGAGACGGCGCGCATCTATCGCATCAGCAAGACCGGGATCAACTTCTACCGGCGCGAGGGCGAGGCCGAGCACGTCGGCGAGGGCTGGGCGATGGGACCGCGTGAAGTTGAAATGGCCGCCTGCGGCCTGTTCTTCCTGCGCGACTCGCGCCCCGAGTCCGACGAGGTGTTCGGCGGCAACCCGGCGCTTGGTATACCTGATGTGCTACCCACGTTCTCCGGCCCTGGTGACGCGGCCGAGAAGATCAAGTGGTGGGTGGCGCACGACGAGCTGCGGACGAAGTGGGCGGGCATGGCCCGCGACCGCATTTACGACCGCACGTTCAGCTCCTCGGCGCGCAACGCCTGCAAGTGGATGGAAGAGGCCGGAGTACTGTGATCTGCCTGCCCTGCCGTAAGGCCGCCGTGATGTGGCGGGTCGGCGTGTGCACCACCGAGGGCTTTCCTCACTCGTCCGGTGAGCTGATCACCGAATGCGAGCGCGTTGTCCGCCATGAGATCGAGCAGGCGGGCGGGGTTGGCCAGCTTCTGGTCGCCGCCAAGGACGCTCACCAGAAGCAGGAAGTCAATCGGGGACTGCTCTACCACGTCACCCAGCTTCACGGGCCGGAGTACTGCCCCGGCTACACATGGTGTGATTGCCAGCATCATGTTCTGGACAAGCCTCTTTCCCCTTGAGGTAGCACTCCCTACACTGGGCATAGGACCCCCGTCGTGGTCGTGCGCACAGTGCACGGAGCCGGCACAGGAACGAACCCCGGAAAGGGTGACTGTCCGTGTCGCGTATCCATGGCCGTAACGGCATGGTCTACCTCGCTGCAACCGGCCCTGGAGGTGGAGCTGCCTCTGGTACTGCGGTGGCGTCCCCGCTGGCGTTCGTTAGCGACTGGACCATCAACTTCACCGTCGCCAAGGTCGATGTGACCGCGCTCGGTGACACCAACCTCGTCTGGGTGGCGGGTCTTCCTGACGCGTCCGGCGACTTCACCGGCTTCTTCGACACCGCGACCGCGCAGACGTACACCGCGTCGGTTGACGGCCTGAGCCGAAACTTCTACCTGTACCCGTCGCTGCTTGGCGTGCAGGGTGCGTCTCCGGGCCAGTACTTCTTCGGAGCCATCCTCCCCGACTTCAGCACCGCTGGCGGCGTGGCCTCGGCCGTGACGTTCAAGAGCACGTGGAACGCGGCGACTCAGGTTGCCCGCTACCCGGCTGTCGGTATCGTCGGTACCTGATCAATGGCGAAAGCCCCTCGATTGGTCGTCGAGGGGCTTTCGTGCCGGTCATCTGGGCCGGCGGCGTCACCAACGAGCGCTAGCCTACCAGATGATCGGAGCATGACAAGTGGCTTCCACGGAAACCCCCACCAAGCGTCAGCCTGCCGCGCGCAAGCCTCGCGTCAGCGAGTCCACCATGCAGCTCGCGGTGCAGGATCAGGACGCCCGCGTCCCCGAGGACGATCGCGCTGTCGAGACCAACGACGGCACCAAGGCCCCGCTGTGCGGCAAGCTGTTCAAGGTGGACACCGAGCAGGGTCTCATGCCCCTCATGGAGTGGGCTGCCGCGAACGACTCGGCCGACCCGCAGAACGGCCCCCAGCTCGCCGCGCTGTTCTACATGCTCAAGGACATCGTGCACCCCGATGAGTGGGACGAGTTCCGCGTGCACGCCAAGGCGTCCAAGGCCAAGGGGCCGGACTTCCTGAAGTTCCAGGAGGCGGCGGCCGAGGTGATCGCGGCGGTCCCTACCGAGCAGCCAGAAACCTCCTGAGGTGGCTCCTCGCTTATTACACCCTGATCGACGGGCGGCTCCTGCTGTCCCACGGCCGAGGGCTGCACACTTTCACACCGCGCGAAGCGGTGAACATGGCCATCGCCTGGCAGACCGACGAGTTCCGGGCCGAGGACCGCGAGTTCCGCTGGTCTGGGAACAAGAAGGAAGCCGACGATCCGGTTGAGACCATCATCGAGCGCTGGCACGAGAAGATCGGGCTCAAGGTTGACCCGGCCGCGCAGGCGATGGAAGCGATGAAGGCGTTCTACAAGGCCACCGGCAAGGAGTGGGACGACACCCCCGTCACGGCCGACTGGCGTCAGAACGACGAGGAGATCCCAGGCAACTACATGGCCGGCCCGCGGGGCAAGCGCGGTGAGGGCGTCAAGTAGCTGGCACATGGCGTAGCACCCGAATAAGCTGTACGTAGACTGGAGGTGGGGCATGGCCGTGCGCGTGGATATAGACGAGGCCGAGCTGGACGACATGCTTCACAGCCCGGACGGGCTCGTCGGGCACTACATCCAGGGGCTCGGGATCCAGGCTGCCGCGATTGCCCGCGCCATGGCTCCCCGCAAGGATCTCAAGAACATGTCGTGGAGCCCGGCTAAGTCCACGTCGTACCCCTCGATCGAATTTCCCGGCCTGACGCTGGTCAGCTCGATTAACGCCGCATTCGGCTACAACAAGGCCGGCAATATGTACGGCGGGGTGAACGTGAACTACGGGCCGACGCTGTTCCTGACCAAGCCCGCCAAGCAGATCCATCACGAGTACGCGTTCATGACTGAGGCTCTGTACGGAGTGGCCCTGTAATGGCACGGCTACTCGGCGAAGCCTATATCGCGATCCTTCCCCAGACTGACCAGTTCGGGTCGCAACTGCGCGCTGCGGTAGACAAGGACGCCGCCGCCGTCCGGCCCGAGGTGAATGTCGGGGCGCAGCTCAACAAGGCCGACGTCGCCAAGATCGGCACGCAGCTCAAGGCGGTCAGCAAGGCCAACCCGATCAATGTCGGGGTCAACCTGGACAAGTCTTCGGCCGCCCGTATGGTGGCGCAGCTCGCGGCCTACACCAAGGCCCACACAATCGACGTCGGCACGCGGCTGGACTCGGCCTCGCTCGGCAAGATGCAGACGCAGCTCCAGGCGTTCCTGTCCGGCAAGGATATGGAAGTGGGGCTCCAGCTCAATCCTGCCCAGCTCGCCAAGGTCCAGGGCACCTACGACGCGTTCGTCAAGGAACTGAACGCCGAGAAGGTCTCGCCCAACTGGAACATCCTGCCCGCACTCGGCAAGATGCAGATGCTCAAGACGGCCAACGCCTCGCTCGGGCAGTTCATCCAGGAACAGAACGCGCGCAACGATGTCAACCTGAACATCATGCCGGCGCTGGCCAAGATCGTCGCGCTCAAGGCCGCCGAGTCCACGCTGGACACCCACAACACGGGCACGATCGACCTCGCCAGCGGCGCTGGCCTTGCCACGACCACGGCGGGCGTCAACAGCTTCATGCGCGCCCTGATGAACCTCTCCACAGTGGAGAGCGACAACGACACGATCACTACGCGGATGGGCCGCAGCTACGGCATCTGGGGCGCGGCGATTTCCGCGCTGCAAGTTCACATCCCGCTGTTCGGCGGCGCGCTGAGCGCCCTGCACTTCCCCAACGTCATCGCGCAGGCGTCCGGCTGGCACATCCTGGCTGAGGCCGTCATCGAGACTGCCGCCGTGTGGGGTCCGGCCGCTATCGCCATGGGCATCTTCGCGGCGGCGAGCTTCCAGGACGCCAAGCAGGTTGTCGCGCAGTGGAAGACCGTCCAGGCGGTCATGAGCGCCACTAACACGCCCATGGACGGGCTCACTACCGGCCTGACCAAGCTGTCGCAGGCGCTCAAGCCGGAGATCTGGGACGCTTTCGGCGCTGGCCTGACCGCGATCGAGACCAGCTCGGGCAAGCTGACCCCTGTGCTTCAGGGCATTGGACACCTGTTCGATGTGCTCGGCGCTCACATTGACCAGCTCGTTCAGGGCGGCGGAGGCGGCTTCGCGAAGTTCATTCAGGGCGGCGCGAACGACCTTCACGAGCTGGGCGAGGCGTTCGGGAACGTCGGCAAGATCCTCGCGATCTTCTTCGAGTCGGTGCCCGGCTACGCCACGATCCTGCTGCACCTCGGCACGGACATCCTGGGCGCTGCGGCCGACGTGCTCCAGTTCCTCCAGCCGCTCCTCAAGATCGGCCTTGCAGTTCACGGCGCGATCTTCTACCTCGGCCTCGCGTCCACCCTCTTCCTGACCTTCGGGCGCAACGCGCTGTCCGCAGGTGCCACCGTCGCTGAGACCGGCGCAAAGGTAGAGGGCAGCGGATCCAAGATCGCCATGCTCGGCACCGGCCTCGGCAACCTGGTCGGCGGCTTCGTCAACAGCGCCAAGTCAGCGGTCAACTGGGGCCGTGACCTCTCCAACGCGGGCGGCGCGATCTCGGAAGTCACCGGCAGCAGCCGGGTCGCGGGCATGGGCATCAAGCTCCTCGGCGACGCCGGGGCCGTGCTCGCTGACGTGCCGATTGCAGGCTGGGCAATCGCGGCGGCTGCGGCTATCGGCGTCGGGCTGTACTTCGCGCTGCGCTCGACCACCGACGCGATCCAGAAGATGGGTCAGGCTCTGGTCCAGTCGATCCAGAACTCCAACCCCAACACCATCTTCACGAACACCACCAACGCCGTCATCAAGACCGGCCAGGCGATCGAGAACCTGACCAACACCTACAACAAGCTGGCCAAGGCCGAGACGAGCGCGGCTGCGGTCGGGCCGTACACGCCGGTCAAGGGCGGCGGGGCTGTCGGGCCGTACGGCAGCGGCACCGGGGCGAACAAGGGCGCAGGACCCAACAGCCAGCCGGTCTACCAGCCGTTCCCGGCGGCGGCGGTCCAGGAGTACGTCACCAACCTCCAGGACATCGCCAAGGCCGCCACCCCGGCCGCGCAGAACGAGCTGGCCGTGGCCAAGGCCGCCGGGGGCATGGGCAACGCGATCAGCGTGGCCACCGCGCTCGGCATCAAGTGGAACACGGTCAACACGGCGACGCCCAAGCAGCTCGCGGTGATCGTGCAGGAGATCGACAACTACACCAAGGCTATTGGCTTCATGAGCAATAGCCAGGGGCAGGCTGCCTCCAACATCGCCGCGATGAACTTCGCTGCCTCAAGCCAGCTCAAGAACGTCCAGGCCCTCAACAGCGCGTGGGGCACGTACATCAGCACCGTTGAGGGCGGCGAGGCCGCGTTCGTCCCGTTCGAGCAGGGCATCCAGACGTTCGCCAAGGACGCCAAGGTCGCGGGCGCTTCCATGACGGGCCTGAACGCCCAGAGCCTCACCCTGCGCGGCGACTTCCAGTCCGTGTTCAGCGGAGCCCAGGCACAGGTCAGCGCGCTTACCACCTACACCGCGGCCACGGGCGGCGCGACGCAGGCGCAGAAGAACCTGGCCAACCAGGGCATCAAGGCCGTTATCCAGCAGCTCGTCCCCATGGCGGGCGCGAACGAGTCGGCCCGGGCGGGCATCGTGGCGCTGGCCCAGCGTGCGGACGGCTCGGTCAACACGTGGCAGAAGCTCACCAAGTGGCTTGGCAAGGGCGGTGCCGCCGGAGCCGCGCAGACTCTCCAGCACGTCAACGGCACGCTCGCCAGCTCGATCCAGAACGTCGTCTCGGTGGCCAACGCGCTGACCGGGGCCATGCAGGCTACTGCCATCGCCGCCCAGGACAAGCTGGTGTTCGCGCTCGACGGCGGCGCGCAGAAGATGACCGCGTTCGGGCACGCTCTGGCCTCCGCCAACGGGCAGCTCACCAAGGCCACGGTGCTCACGGGCACCCAGTACTACGACGCGCTCGTGCGCTCCGGCGTTGGCGCTGAGACCGCCCGGCAGATGACGCTGAGCATGGCGCACGCCCTCGGCATGAGCAGCCAGAACCTCAACGTGCTGAACGCCGACCTGATCGCCAACCAGAACAAGCTCGACGCTCAGGCTGCCGCCTCCAACCGCGCGGGCGCTGCGGCCAAGGCCGCCGCCTCGGCGTTCATGAGCTTCGCGACCGGCGCGCTGAAGATGACTTCCCAGCAGGTGACCACGCTGTGGAACAACATCAAGCAGCAGGATCTCGACATGGTGTCGGGCAAGGCCAACAACTCCAAGGCCGCGTTCATCAACTTCGCCGAGAACGGCCTGCACCTCTCCACCACCAAGGCGCAGGAACTGTGGGGGATGCTGCGGCAGCAGGGCCTCGACGTCCTCGCGAACAAGGCAACCACCACCAAGGGCCAGTTCGTCAACCTCGCCATGAACGGCCTGCACCTCACCAGCCAGCAGGCGAACGCCCTGTGGGGCGAGCTGCGTCTTCAGTACCTCGACACGATCGCCCAGAAGGGCGACGCGGCCAAGGCCAGCTTCATCAACCTCGCCAAGCAGGGCCTCGACCTCACCACCTCGCAGGCCAACACCCTGTGGAACACGCTGCGCAACCAGTACCTCGACACCCTGTCCTCCAAGGCGGGCGAGACCGAGAGCGCATTCGAGAAGACGGCCCGCCAGTTCGGGCTGAACAAGAGCGCGGCCGACGCTCTGTGGGGATCGCTGAAGAACCTGGCCGGCGGCTCGCCCTACAACGTGGCCGTGCAGGAACTCCTGTCCGGATCGGGCTCCATCTCGGCCAAGATCTCCGCTGCGGGCATCGTGCTCGGCGGTGGTGGTGGCGTGCTCACGCCCAAGGGTGCTAACCCCAAGACCAACCCGGCCATCGGCATCTCCCAGGACATTCACGCTGCGGCCGGCGCATGGATCTCGGGCAACCACAGCAACACCGACTCCGTGCACGTCATGGCCAAGCCGGGTGAGCTGATCGTCCCGCCGCAGCACGCGGCGTCCGTGGCTAACCACATGGCCGCAGGCGGCTACAAGGTGCCGGGCTTCGCCTCGGGCGGCCTCATCGGAGAGCAGCCCATCATCTCGTCGGGCAACGTCAACGCGACCAAGGGCGTCGAGAACGACGTCGTTCAGTTCGCCCAGGCGGTCAACGCCCAGTTCTCGAACGTCACCTCGTCTGCTCTCTCGGCAGCTCAGGCGTCGGCTGAGGGCGGACCCGATGGCGGACCGCTCGGGCCGGCCGGTGCTGGCGAGATGGCGAACGGCGCGGCGATCTTCAAGTACCTGGAGTCGTACGCCAAGATGACGCCGATCGCGGCGGCCGGAGCTATCGCCTCCATCTGGGGTGAGTCCACCTGGAACCCGATGGCACAGGGCACAGGCGGTCGTGGTCTGATCGGCTGGACTCCGGCGGGCACGATTTCCAACGCGGCATTCCAGGGCGGCCTGTCCACCCAGCTCCCGATGATCATCAAGTTCATCTCGACGTCGGGTGACTGGGGCGTCATCAGCGAGATGAACCGGGCGACCTCGGTTCTGGAGGCTGCGAACGAGTGGGGCAAGGGCGTCGAGCGCTACGGCATCAACGACGTGCACCCCGAGGGCCTCGCGCTGGCGACGTCCATTATGAACAGCAACGGCAAGGCCGCTCCCGCTCAGGCAGCAGCCAACGCCATCGGCAAGGCATCGCAGGTCAAGCCGTTCAGCGCGGGCGGCACGATCTCGGAGCCCGTCCTGGGATTCGGCGTCAACTCCGGCGTGCCGTACAGCTTCGCCGAGAACGGCCCCGAGATGGTCAGCCCCGGACACAACACCGGAGGCGACAACTTCATGCAGCCGATGACGCAGGCGCAGGGACAGCAGCTTATCGGACTGCTCCAGACGCTCGCCAACCAGGGACAGCAGCAGCCTTACAACCTCGCCAAGGCAATCAACGGCGGGGTGGGCGCTGGCATGCGATCGAAGCGGTGACCTTTACCCATTCGGGCTGAGCTAGTAGGCTGCGCGTGAAGGGAGCGCCCAGTTCGCTGAGGTTGGCCCAGGCAGGCATTTGGAGGCTTGGTGGCAGCGTACTCGGGCACGGGTAATTACCCGTACTGGCTCAGCATTCAGGGCGATGGCGTCCATGCGAATCCTGGCATGCAGGGTGAGCAGATTCCCGTCACCGCTGGAGTTTCCTATACCGCGACGGCAGTTGCCGAGTTCCTCGCGCTGTTCAACGCTGGCATCAACCTCACCCTGACGTTCTTCTCGGCGACGAACACGCAGACCGGCACCGTCACCGCAAACTCGGGCTCGATGGCAGCCGGGGCGATGGTCACCTGGTCAACCGGGGCCACCGCAGCTCCGGCCTCTTCCGTCTACGCTGTCTGCACCGTCACCGCCGCCGGAACTCCGGCCGCCGCCAACACCTTCGCGGTCTTCCAGGCCCAGGTGATCGACCAGAACAACGTCTTCGTCAACTTCAACTACGCGTTCACCTACACCGCGTTCCCGTGGACGCCGACCAACACCACGAACACCGTCACCTGGCAGTACAGCCCGATCATCGCGCAGGACAGCGACTCGCTGGTGCTCAGCGACACGATCGAAGTCATGGGCGGCGTGCAGGGCGTGCCCTCCCAGATCCCGTTCCTGCTCGACTCCAACGGCGTCGGCCCCACCTACCGCATCCTCGCGCCGCCGTCCATGAACTCCGCTGCGTTCGGCTACGAGGCATCGTACGACCTGAACGCGCCGCAGCCCACGCAGGACGTCGTGGCCTCCATGCTGCTCGACGGGGAGCGCCCGTTCGGCTACCGCGCCAGCAACCGCACCATCAGCCTGCCCATCATCATCTTCGGCACGGTGGCCGGGGGCATGAACCAGGTGCTGGCCGCGCGTGAGTACCTGATGGCGCTCATCGACCAGCAGACGTGGCAGATCAAGTGGACCTCGGCCGACAGCGGCCTGCCCATGGTCTTCGACTGCTTCCGCGCGCTCCCCAGCACCCCGCTGTACGGCTTCAACTACAGCCAGGGTGGCAGCGCGAGCAACTCAGCCATCGGCAAGGCCAACTACCCGATCGCGATGATCACGCTCACGATCCAGGCGCTCCCGTACGGGCGCAGCGACGTGGACGGCATCCAGGATCTGGCGTTCGCGGCTCCGCTGCTCAACAAGGCGACGCCCGCTACCGCAGTGACGCTCGACAACTACACCGTGAACACCGGGGGCATCCGCCGCGTCGCCACCGGCACCGTGAACTCCGCTACCTCCCTCGCCATCCCGCTCACCCTCGGCCCCGTGCCCAAGGGCGACGGAGTTGTGGTCGCGGTCACCGCCCCGAACGCCACGGGGCAGACGATTACCTGCGTGGACTCGCGGAACAACCCCTACACGCTGACCAAGACCGAGCAGAATGCCAGCGCCCCGGCCACCAGCCTGTGGGTCTTCACCTCCCCGGCCATCAAGAACGGCCTGACGCCCAGCGTTGACTCGTTCACGATCACGACGAACAACAGCCAGAACATGGCCGCGAACGTCATGGGAGTGAACGGCCTTGCCAGCGTGGACGTGGCCGGCACCAACGGCACAACCGGCTCCAGCGCCTCGCCCGCAGTGTCCTCCAACAAGAGCGCCGAGTCCAGCACCTACTGCCTCGCCCTGTTCTCGAACAACAACACCAAGGTCGCGGGCACGCCCGCCGGATTCACCGCGTCGGTCGGTAACGCCATCAACGGCTCTGCGGAAGTGGCTGGCTTCTGGAATCTAGGCAACGGCACCAACACCCAGACCGCCACGTCCTCGTACTCCGGCAGCTCGCCGTACGCAGCCTGCATGCTGGTGATGGCCATCGCGCCGGGCTCGACGTGGAACCTGGAGTCCCAGTACGCAGCCGTCGCCGGCACGTCCGCCGCGCACTACGCCACGCCAATCCCGATGCACATGCCGTGGCCGGCCGCCAACTACACCGGCCTGTTCGCCACGCCCCAGTCGATCGTGGGCCTGAGCACCCTGTCCCTGTGGTTCGGGCAGGCGTACGACACGCAGTGGCCCAAGGACCCGAAGTTCATCTCGAACGTCACCCTGTCGTGGGTTCTGACCGACACCAGCGGGCGCACGCTCAAGTTCAGCTCGACCACCAAGAGCGTCACGTACGGCACGACCCCCACGACGCCCAAGTGGACGCAGATCAACACCACGATCCCGCAGGGCAGCCAGAAGTTCAGCTACGACTCCGTGCTGAGCTACACCCTGTCCGTCTCGAACTGGTCGGGCTCCGGCGCTACCGGCTACGTGCGCATGCACTGCTGGCTTAACCAGCTCGTCGCCAACCCGCAGACGGTGGCCAACCAGATCTCTCCGCGGGGAACCGTCTACAACCTGTTCGGCCTGCCGGGCTCGGCCCGCGCTCCCATCAACGTGCAGTGCCAGCTCCCGGCCGCGCAGCAGATGGTGCAGGAGATCACCAGCCCGGCAACTGGCAACTGGGTCACGCCGCCGGGCGTCTACCAGGTGCAGGCAGAGTGCTTCGCGGGCGGCGGCGCGGGCGGGTCGGCCCTGTCCTACGACGGCTTCATCGCCCTGTACCAGCCGCTCGGGTGGTGGAAGCTGTCCGCGAGCGCCGGCGACTCGTCCTCCGGCAACCACCCCGGCACCGGCACGTCCGTCACCTTCAGCCAGGTGAACTCTGCCGTCGTGGGCAACGACTCGACGAGCTTCAACGGCACCTCGTCCGAGGTGAACATCCCCTTCCAGGTCTCCGGCCTCAAGCGGATGACCATCTCGGGCTGGATCAACTGCAACAACGTCTCGGAGGGCGCGTTCGCGTCGCTCATCGCCAACGCCAACAGCGCGAGCGGTGACAACTCCGGCTGGAACATGTACATCAGCAGCACCGCGCCATACACTCTCACCGCAGCGGTCGGCAATGGCACCACGATCGGGTCGGCTAGCGCCGCGTCGGTCATCCCGGCCACCGGCTGGACGCACTGCGCGTTCACATGGGACGGCGCGACGGTGAGGCTGTACGTCAACGGCCTCCAGGTGGCCACGGCGGCGCTCACGGGCGCGCTCGGCCTCGGCAAGGCCAACAAGATCGGCATCGGGTACAACCCTGAGTCCGTCTCGAACTTCTTCGCGGGGCTGATGCAGGAGTTCAGCATCCTGCCGACCGTGCTCAACGCCGCCCAGATGCTGGCTCTCGCGAACGCGGGCGCGGCCATCGGCGGCGGGGGCGGCGGCGGGGAGTACGCCTGCGAGCCCGTCCTGAACGTCATGCCCGGCATCGCGGTCCCGTGGTCGATCGGCGCGGGCGGCCAGCCGGCCCAGATCTCGAACACGGTGGTGCAGTTCACCAACCCCGGCCTGTCCCACTGGACCTGCCCGCCCAATGTCACCCAGGTACTCGCCGAGGTGTGGGGCGCGGGCGCGGCCGGAGCTGCCGGTGGCGGTGGCGGCGGCGGAGGCGGCTACAGCCAGATCCTCCAGACCGTCGTCCCCGGCACGACCTACAACCTCTGGTGCGGCAACGGCGGCAAGCCGGACACCGGCACCTCGTCTGCCCAGGTGGCGTCCCGAGCTGGTCAGGGCTCTTGGTTCGGCCCGCCCGGATCCACGGTCGGCAGCCAGGCGTTCACGTCCACCCTCGGCGGCTCCAGCGGTATCACAGGTGGTACCAGCGGCGGCTACGGCGCGGTTGCTCCCGGCCATGACGCCATCGGCAGCATCGTGTGGCCGGGCGGGCGCGGCGGCGGCTCTCCGGGTCCTGCGGGCGGCGGCGGCGGTGGCGCGGCGGGCCTGCTCGGTCCGGGCGGTGTCGGCGGCGCGAGTCCCGCGTCCTCGATCGGCGGCAAGTGGGTCGGCGCGGGCACGGGCGGCACAGGCACCGGCCAAGGGGGCAACGGCGGCGCTGGAGCGCCTGAGCCGGGCTTCCCGGTAGTCGGGCAGGCACCGGGCGGCGGTGGCGGTGGCGGCTACACCAGCGTCCCTCTGGTGACCACCACGGCTGCGTCCAAGGCCACCAGCTCAGCGGCCCAGGTGAACTACCTCGGCGCTGCCGGCGCTAACGGCATGGTGCAGCTCACCTACTCGGTCAACACCAACGCCGCGACCAACGGCGGCGCTACCACCTTCGGCACCGTGCCCACCACCGGCACCATCGTGTCCGCGAATGGCGGCGTCGCGGCTGCGGCCAACTCGGCGGCGGGCGCGGCGGGCGGCTCGGGCAGCTCGAACTTTATCCACAACAACGGCGGCATGGGCGCGCTCGACCTGAACACCGCGCAGGGCTCCTGGATGAAGTCCCCGGCGGTCAGCGGCGTCGGCACCATGCAGTCCCTCGCGAGCACGACGTACACCACCAGCGTTGGCACCACCAGCGCGTCGTCGTCCTCGTGCGCCCTGGGCGCTGCGCTCGTGCTGATCGAGTCCAGCACGTTCGTCGGCGACATCCAGGTCACGGACAGCGCGGGCAACATCTACGACCTGGTGGACTCCGCTCAGGCCGGCGCGTCGGGCACGCAGTGCGCGGTGTACGCGTTCACGGCCAACATCGAGTTCCCGATCACGACCTCGACGACATTGACCGTCAGTTCGAATACCTCCCAGCAGTACGGCGTGCTCTGGTTCGCATCTCCATTCATGCTGGCCGGCGCGGACACCGCGAACCTGAACCAGAACAACGGCAACGGCACCACGGCCAGCGGCCAGTTCGGCATCACGGACACGGAGTCGGTCGTCTACCAGGTGGCCGTCGCGGTGAACGACTCCACCTCGGCCTACACCGTCGCGAACAGCAACATCACCTGGTACCCGCTGGCCTCAACCAACACGGTGACCGCAGGCGTGATGCGCATGGACGCGTTCGTCATGCTCAACCAGGCTGGCGGCACGGGCGCGGCGAACTCCGGGGACACCTTCAGCGCCACGCTGACCACTGGCAACTGGGCCGTGCTGTGCGTCCCCATGCTGGCCGCCAACCAGGTAGACGCCATGGTCACCATGGACTGGAAGGCTGGGACTACTCCAGGTGCTACCACCTCCTGGACGAGCTTCGCCAACATGTCCGCCAACGGTATGATCGCCGTGCTCGGAGTCTGCGGCTCGGGCTCGACCATCACTGGCGGCCCGTCTGCCATGTCGGACGCGGCGGGCAACACGTACACCCTCCAGGAGACGCTCACCCTACCGTCCAACCTGGGCGCGATGTTCGCGTTCACGGCTCCGGTGACGCACGCCGTCTCGGCTGGCACCACCGGCTCGATCGCCTGGGGCCACGCCTCGGCCGCGCCGGAGTACACGGTCTACATGTGGTGGCTGCCGAACGTGGTTGGCCTTGACGCGAACGGCGTCAGCGGAGTCACCGGAGCGGCGGCGACATCAGGGGCGGCCACTTACACTCCGCGGGCGGCCGGGGACATGGCCGTGTCGTTCGTCGGTAACGCGACTACCGCGACGCAGAACTTCAACGACCAGACCGGGCCGTGGAACTCCATGACCAAGGGCGGCCAGGCTTACCTCTGGGGTGCGACGTACGCCTCGCAGATGGTAGAGAACAACACCATGACCAGCTCGCCCTCATGGAGCGCGTCCGCACCGTTCGGGATCATCAACCTGGGCTTCACGAACGTCTCCATCGGTGGCGGCGGAGGAGCTGCGGGCGGTCCGTACGGCCCTGGCTACCCGGCGACCACGTGGCAGTTCGGCGGTCCCGCGTACGCAGGCGGCGGCAAGGGCGGACAGGGCGCGGGCAACGCTAACGCTCCTGGCGGCGGCGCTGGCCTACCTGGCGGCGGTGGTGCGGGCGGCTACTCCGGCAGCCTGTCCAGCACGCCTGAGATCGGCGGCACGGGCGGCGCTGGTATGGTCCGGCTAACCTGGGAACCGCCTCTCCAGGTGTTCAACTCCCTGATCGTGCACCGGCCGGGGCAGGGCGCTACGCCGAACCTGTGCCCCATCTGCCCGATCCCGATCACGGACATCCCGAACAACACCGAGTACGTCATGCCGTCACTCGTGCCGAACATGAACGCTGCTTTCAACAGCACGTACACGGTGATGCTGGCGAACTACTCCTGGGACAACCCCAACGGCACCGCAGCGCGGCAGATCACCGTCACCATCAACCAGTACGCGTACCCTGGCGGCCCGCAGTCCAGCGTGCAGGTGTCGCGGTCGCTCGTTCCGTCTACCGATGTGGTGAACGGCCTGATCGGCTTCGGCGAGGTGACGCTGCCCATCAACGAGTACGCGGGCTACAACGACCAGTCGTACTTCACGGTGTCGATCCAGGACACCGATCAGAGCGACCGGTTTATGGACGTGCTTTTCCTTGATACGACCGGGCAGACTATCATTACGAACATAGATCCGGGTCAGGCTGCCTACGGGCAGTACGTGAACTACTTCTACGACGAGGCCACTGCGGACCGCGACCTCGGATTCATGGGCGCGAGCTTCCAGGACCGACAGCACAGCGTCAGCGTCCTGCCGTTCACCAGCATCAGCGGCGGCGCGCTCTACATCACGCCCGGTGACAACCTGTTCATGACCTACTCGCCATCGGGCGCTCCGAATCTCGGAGTTCAGTACGCTCCCCGGTGGTTCCTGGATCGGACTAGCTGATGGCCGCGCTTCCCCCGAAGAAGAATCTGGTCAAGAGCACGGCTCTCGCCAAGACGCAGAGCACGCTCGTCAGGCTGAACAACCTGATCCCGACCACCACCACAGTGCTGTCGCCGACCACGGTCTACCAGCCGGGCGCGAGCAGCGTGGGCAACGAGCTGTCCGGTCCTACCGCGTCGCTCCCGAACATCGCTGGCTTCTACGGATCGTGGACCGCACCCGACCTGAACAACGGCTCGCCGTACCAGGTGCAGGTGGAGTGCTTCGGCCCGGGCGGCGGCGGCGGTGGCGGTATCTCCAGCACGGGCGGCGGCGGTGGCGGCGGTGGCGAGTACGCATGCGAGCCGTCCTACACCGTGTCGCCGGGCGTCACCTACACCTACCAGATCGGCCTGCCCGGCACCGGAGGCTGCAACAACTCCTCGACTACCGGCGCTCAGCAGGGCACAGCGGGCAGCCAGACGATCTTCGACCTCGCTGGGGTCGGTATCCCTGGTGGCGTCGTCGCGAACCCAGGGTTGCCCGGAGACGCGGGCTCAACGGGTGCCGGCGGCCTTGGCGGCACGGGCTCGACGAACACCATGGCGTTCCCCGGCGGGCAGGGCGGCACCAACCTCTCCGGCCTAGGCTCTGACAACCCGATCGCCCTCGCCGAGACGTCCGGCATGTTCGCCGGCAACACCAAGAACGCGAACATCATCCGAGCCTGGTACATCTTCAACGACGGCCCGGATGAGACATTCGAGTTCAACGACTCGTCCACTTACCACCTGACCGGTACCGTCACGGACTCCGGCAACGGCATCCACGTTTTGCAGTCGAACGCCCCCGCCCAGGTGCCCGCCTATACGCTTACTACTACCAACCCCCCTCACCAGCCTAACCCCACGCGGGCGGGGTGCTCCTCCCTGTGGAACGGCGCGGCCAACAACACGTACGCCGGCTACATGCAGGCCCCGACCTTCTCTTTTGCCCTCACCAAGCTGACGGTCTCCTGCTGGATCCAGTGCGACCCGACCGGTACCTGGGGCAACACTGCCGCCAACAGCATCGCAACTGTCGTGGCGAACTCCGCTAACTACGCGACGTTCGGGAACTTCAACGGCTACGGCATGTTCCTCAAGAACAACGGCAGTGCGTCCTCTCCGAACTGGACGCTGTACGTCAACTGGGGCAACGGCACCGCCGCCAACTTCACTGCGGTCGCGATGCCGCCGATCGTGGGCACCTGGTACTACATCGTCGCGACATTCAATAGCGGCACCATCACCCTGTACGTCAACGGCGTCAGCGTCGTCTCGGGATCAGCCGGATTCTCGTCGGTGCCCGCCGCATCATATGCCCAGCGCGTCGGAACTGACCCCACCGGCACCACCCAGTACTTCTTCGGCTACATCTCCAACCTGTGGTTCGCCCTCGACGCCGCTACCTCAGCGCTTCCGACTCAGGCATTCGGTTCCACGCCGGCCACAGGCGGTGCTGGTGGCGGGGCCTCTGGTTCGGCAGGCGGCGCGGGCGGGATAGGCGGCGCTCCGGCAGCCGGCGTAGGCGGGACAGGCGGCGCGGTCGTCGCGCTCCCCGCGCAGTACGCGTCCATCAGGGCACCAGGCAACGCCGGAGCCACCGGAGCGAATGCGGGAGCCTCCGGCAGCAACCTGACCTCTCTCGGATCGGGTGGCGCTGGCGGCGGGAACATGGCGGCGTCTCCTGCATCATTCTCACTGACCGTGCCGTTCGCGACTGCGGCCACCTACTGCGGCACCGACTCCAGCAGCCCCGGCGCGCTGTACAACGCCAGCCAGCAGTCCGGCAACAGCGTGATCGTCACGGGCGGCCTCTCCAGCGACACGGCCTCAGGCTCAAAGAACACCCTCGTGCTGCTGCCCAAGGGAATCGCGACCTCGCTGGGCAACGGCAAGTGGACTATCCAGCAGATCACGCTGACGCTCACCAACTCCCTGCTGAGCCCTCTAGACACGGTGCTGGAGTTCGCCTACACCGCGGACACCACATTGCCGCAGAACTACACGGGCGTGAGCGCCGTCGAGTACGTGGGCGCTATCCCGCTCGACGCGGGCCAGAACACCGTCACCTATGACCTGACCCAGAGCAATCTCGGCACGCTCATCCAGAACGGATCGTGCACCGCGCTGTGCTTCGGGCCGACCGACAACCCGACGTTCGACGCGTTCAACGCGAGCACCGGGGCTCAGTTCTACTGCCAGGTCTACGGCCCCGGTGCGGTGGACAACTTCGGCAACTCGCTCCAGCCGTACCTGACGATCGTGCTCCAGGAGACGCTCACCACCCAGCACGGAGGCAGGGGCGGCTCGGGCGGGATCAAGGTCACCTCGCTTACCAACGCCACGACTCCGGTTGCGGTAATCCAGCCCTTCGCCGGCACCGATGACGCAGGCAACGCATACACGACAGGCATCACTACCCAGGCAGTCGTGGCGTACAATCCAACAGCGGCAGCTCAGGTTCCGGGCAGCTTCACACCGGAGACTTGGCACAAGGTCACCACATTCGCCTCGGGCGTCGTTGCGTCAGGCAACGGGATCAACGGCTTCTACTACCGGCTGAACCCGGACGGATTCTGTGAAGCTGTGTTCGACTTGGCCTTGACCGCTATCGCCACGGCTACATCTATCATCGCCGCCTCAGTCATCCCAGCGCCTTACTGGCCGAACTCGTCCAACGGGGGCTACAACGCCGGCGCGATCAGCATGTACGGGACTGTGCCCTCCGGCACCCTGGGCGTACCGTACATAGAGGTCGGTAATACCGGAGCAATCGTCTACCGCTGGCAGGGTGCGGGTGCCGCCACGTGCGCCATCCTCGGGCACATCTGCTGGTGGCCAGGAACACTCGCTGACGGATCGCTTTAAAGGAGAAATGAAATGACCGCAGTCAACACCGGACTGAGCCCGGCGCAGGTGCAGGGCCTTATCATCTCGGCGCTTCAGCAGCACCGTAACGCCTTGGCCCTGATTCAGAACATCTACAAGTGGACCTCCGGCCTCGCGGCGGCGGACTTCGCAACTGCGTCAGGGCTCTCGTCATCCGATGCCGTGGCGTACCTGTCCGCCATTGCGGACGGCAACGCTGAGGCGAACCTGCACTACACCGGGCAGCCCGGCGGCAGCTATCCCGCGCCCGTCGCCGACTACATCTATTCGGCCACTCAGGCGCAGGTCATCGGCCCGCAGTAAGGAATAGTTGTGGCACTTGAACTTCTAAATGCAACACAGGTGTGCTCTTGGGCACCGCCGTTGCCGCAGCGCGCTTTCCAGATCACGAGCATCGGCGTGACCTCGGACAACATGCTGTTCGCCGGTTACAACACCAGCGGCAAGCGCTACAACTACGCGGTCCTCAACACCACGCAGTGGGGCACGGCCGAGGGATTCGCCACCCCGCCGATGACGCCTGGCGAGCAGTTCCAGCTCTGGACGGTGAATCCCTCGGGCTTTACCACATGGCCCGCGCCCCCGGCGTTCGGAACTGGCAGCGCGGTGCCGACCAACTCCAGTGCTGCCAGTGTGTGGTCGTACGCGCCCGAGCTGTTCAACGCCTACGGGCTGACGCAGAACCGAGAGGGTGAGGGCGCGAACACGCCGTTGGTCATGGCCGACTCCACGATGCAGTCCGTGGTGGCCGTCCAGCAGATCTCCAACGACTCCTGGTACGTGTACTTCTCGCCGGGCACCAACGCCACCGTCCCGGCCAACACCAGCTCGATCGGCCTCGTCACCGTGCCCCGGCCCCACAGCCCCAAGTGGCTCGGGCAGATCGGCCACGTTAGCCAGGTTGACTACTCGTTCTCGATACCGGGCGGCCCCGACCAGTTCACCTGCATGCTGGCGGTCGAGCCGAACTACCGCACCGACGCGCTGAACCCCGGCCGGATCATCACCTGCCACCGCGGAGCGGCGTGCGTCTGGGAAGGGCAGCTCATCGAGCCGCAGGCAGCCGCCACCGGCTGGACTCTCCAGGCCAACGGCGTCGGCACCTACGGCACGAACTTCGGTGCCTGGTGGCAGAGCAACGGCGGCAACACCAAGACCTCCAACGGCTGGACGGCCGACGCCCCGATCGACTTCGCCATCGCCCGCGGGCTGCGCTGGACGAACTACGGCATCGGCAGCCCGGCGGGCATCTACCTCGGCCCGGTGCAGGACCCCGGCTCGTTGACGGTGACGGACTTCCTCAACCTGCTCTGCACGGGCGGCGCGCTCACCTGGGAGCTAGTGCAGCCTGCCGGCTCGGTGACCATGCCGCCCGCCCCGTGGGTGATCAAGGTCTACCCGCTGCCGACCGACTTCTCGGGCAACCCCCTCGTCGCGGGCACCACCTCGGTTGCGGCCTCCGGCGCTGCGGCTGCGGCCAACGGCAAGTGGGTGCGCACGGACACGATCGTCACCTCGACGCGGCGTCCGCCTGACCTGTACCTGGTCAACACGAGCCCGGTCAGCCGGACGATCAACGAGGACATCAACACCGTCATCGTCTACTACGAGATCACGGCCGACAATACGGCCACCAGCAGCGCCACAGCGACCGCCGCGACCTTCGGCACGACCTTCGCGTCCATCCCCGGCTCCGTGTCCGCTCACGGGCGGCTGGAGTACTTCATCGACGTTTCCAACTCGGGCGCGATGACCAAGCAGGCGGCTGCCGCGATCGGGCAGAACATCCTCAACCAGTACATCCGCGCGAACTTCCAAGCCTCGTTCACCGTGCAGCCCGGCCAGCTCCTCAACATCGGCGGCCACCCGGTGGACCTCGGCTGCAACTGGAACGGCGCGATGTGCACGGTGCAGGTGGTCAACGAGGCGTTCGGCGGCGAGGTGGGGCAGGCTCCCATCACGTTCCTGATCGGGGAGTACGAGTACAACGACGAGAGCCAGACCGCGCTCGTCACCCCGTACCAGAACGCCAAGACGGACATGGCATCGGTTGTCTCGGCGCTCTATCCGGGGCAGTTCGCGTAAGGCACACTGGGAGTATGAAACCCCCCTGGCGACGACCTCCTCGGGTCAGCCTACGGGCGCAAGTTGCCGCACTACAGAAGGAAGTAGCCAAGATGGCCACTCAAGCAGACGTTGACGCTCTGACCGCTGCGGTCTCTGGCGTTTCCACCGACCTCGCCGCCGCCGTCACCAACATCCAGGCGGAAATCGCCGCGCTCCAGACCGCCAACCCGGCGCTGGACCTGTCCGCGCTTCAGACGGCAGTCTCCGGACTGGTCACCGTTCAGGGCACCGTGGACGCCCTGGAGACCCCTCCGCCGGCCGCGCCGCCCGCGAGCTGACCCTAGCAGCACGAAGCCCCGGCCACATGGTGTGGTGCGGGGCTTCGTCATGTGCTGGCTAGGCTGGTCTCGATCCAGCGACCTGCGGATTAACAGTCCGCTGCTCTGCCATCTGAGCTACTAGCCACGGGAGACGGTACCCGGAATCGAACCGGGGTGACGAGGGTTGCAATCTCGGGCCTCAGCCTCTCGGCCATACCGTCGAGCGGGTAACAGGGGTCGAACCTGCGTAGCCTGCTTGGAAGGCAGGTGCCCATCCGTTAGGCCATACCCGCGTGCGTCACTTCTTGGGGGTGACGTTGTGCACCGTCAGCTTACACCCGTCGCTGTGCTCCCACGACAGCAGCGCGATGTAGAACTCGTACGTCGTCTCGCGCGACGGGTTGGCGGCCGGGTCGGCGGGCTTGGGCACCGGCCTGCCGGTCAGCAGCTCCAGCGAGGAGCACTCGTGCTGCACAACCTGATTGGTGTACGCCCTGTCCTGCGCGGCGAGCTGCTGGGTGGCCGCGACGTCGTTCCGGAGCTGGTTGGCCACCGGGTGCGTCAGGTTCTCGTAGCCCAGGTAGCCGACGAGCGCTGCGAGCACGAGGCAGATCGCGACGAGCGCGCGACCCCACCACCTCGGCACCGACTTGGACTTGATCAGGCGCTCGACTTCCTGCTCAGCCGCCTGGGCTAGCCGGGACTCGCCGATGGCACCCTGATCACCACGGACTCCCTTGAACCCCTGGTTGCCTTGGTTGCCCTTCTCGCCCTTCTCACCGGGGCTGCCCTTCTCGCCCTTCGGCCCGCGCTCGCCCTTGCCGGTGAAGAGAGCAGACATCTCCGGAATCACGGGCGAATCGCGGAAATCGGGTGCGGAATCCGGGGTCTCGGGCGTCTCACTCATGGGGTTTGCTCCTGGTTGCGGCGAATACG